AGTTCAGATACTTTATACAGCATCTACTACCAAGATTATATTACAGACCTTATTAGTGATGAGAATAAGATATATTCATGTAAAGTTTATTTAACCCCATATGAAGTTAAAGCTTTGAGATGGGATGAAAAAATCTTAATCAATAACACATATTTTAGATTGAATAAGATTAACAACTTTAATCTATTGGAACCAAGCATTTGTGATGTTGAACTAATCAAACTCACAAAGACATATAGAGACCATAGAAAGCTTTATTATAAGTTATTAAGTTGTACAAGTGGAGCTACATTATATTCAAACTCTGATTTGATGTATAATCTTTATGCTTATAACGACAACTATGTAAAATTATACAACGACAATTTGTCTTATCTTGGATGTTATAATGTCCAATTAGATAATTATAATCCTGCTCATGATTATCAGCATTATTATTTAGCATCAGGTTATACTCCAAATTTAGTTGGGGTTTATCCTGATTGTGGATGTACTGGTAGAACTCAATTCAATATATTACAACAAGAACAAGTAATTGCTTATCAATTCACTTATTCAGGAACATCTTGTACCTCACCTGATGGATATGTATTCCAAACAAGCGCATCAACATTAACAGGTGGAACAATTGTTTCTTATAGAATACAGAATAGTGTTACAAATGAACAAATTTGTATTACAAATATTCAATCAACATTCAATCAAACTACGAATTGGAATTTGATTATGAATTATCCTGATTGTTTAACTTGTCAAGGTATTATTGCGAGTCCTACCCCAACTGTTACAACTACGCAAACTCCTACCCCTACTCAAACTAATACTCCAACTCAAACTTTAACTAACACACCGACAAATACTGCAACTAATACTCCTACTCAAACTAATACTCCGACAGTAACCAGCACCCCAACTTTAACTCCTACAAACACTTTAACACCAACTCCAAGTATTACTGCAACAGAAACGCAAACTCCAACTCCAAGTATTACAGCATCTCAAACTAACACTCCTACCCCAAGTATAACTGCTACACAAACCAATACGCCAACAAATACATCTACACAAACGCAAACTCCAACTAATACAAATACTCAAACTAATACTCCAACTCCGAGTATCACAGCTTCTCAAACTAATACTCCTACTCCGAGTATAACTGCAAGTCAAACAATGACTCCAACAGTTACTTCAACTCCAACCACTACTCCTACAAATACAACAACTATAACTCCAAGTGTCACAGCAACTCATACAAATACTCCTACGGTTACTCCATCAATTACTGCATCTTTAACTCCTACAAATACTTCAACATTAACTCCAACTCCATCAGTTACACCTAATGCTTGTTTATCTGTTGGAACAGGATATCAACCAACTCAACAAAATACGGTTAATGTTATCATTCCTAAATCAGGAACAACAAATTATTATGTGGCAGGAAACTACACAACATATAATGGAGCAACTTCTGCTTATTTGAATGAAATTGATTATAACGGAACATTACAAACTAATTTACCTATATCAGGATTTAATAATACAATCTTCGCTTTAATTCAAGATAATAGTGGAAACTTAATTGCGGGTGGAGCATTCACATCATATTCAGGAACTGCAATCAATAGAATCATCAGAATAAACCAAAGTGGGGTTAAAGATAATACATTTAATGTTGGAACAGGATTTAACAATAGTGTATTCGCAATAGTTCAACAGCCAGATAACAAATATGTAATTGGAGGTTCATTCACACAATATTCAGGAGTATCAGCAAATAGAGTTATTAGATTGAATAGTGATGGTTCAGTAGATAATACATTCACAAGTTTAGCAACAGGAATGACTGCAGTAAATGATATCATACTATCAGGAACGAATATTATTATTGGTGGAACAGCATCAAATGCAACCCCAATCGTAAGTTTAACAAGTGGAGGTTCAATCGATACATCATTTACTGTAACATCATTATTAAGTGGTGGAACAATAACTACATTAGCAAAACAATCTTCAGGTAAAATATTAACAAACTATACAGCAGGAAACTCAACATTAAGATTGAATACAAATGGTTCTCAAGATACTTCTTATACAGGTGTAACTAATGGAAACTTTGTAGGATTAAACAAACTTGTTGTATTGAGTAATGATAAGATAATGGTGGGTGGTAAATATACTTCTGAAGCTGGTTCAGGAAACTATGAATTAGTTTCAAGATTGAATACAAACGGAACAATAGATTCAACATTCATAACATCAGGAACAACAGTTGTAACAAACCAACCAGGTAGAGGTGTATTAGCCATCTATCCTGAACCAAATGGAACTTATATTGTTGGAGGTAGTTGGACAAACTTTAACGGATTGTCTAATACAAACATCGCGAGATTATATTCAAATGGTAATACAAATAACTGTGTTCCTGGTCCAACCCCAACCCCAACAGCAACATTAACTCCGACACCAAGTATAACAGCTTCTCAAACGCAAACTCCGACCAATACGGCGACTCAAACCATAACTCCAACAAATACCTCTACTCCAACAAGAAGTCCTCAAATTACCACATCTATGACCCCTACAACAACACCGACTCCTACTCCTTGTTGTCCTCAAATTGATATCATAAATGGTTCATTAGATATAACTGTTAGTAATGTTTATGTAGAAGGAAATCCAGCAATTTATCTTGGTGGGGTTTATCCAAATACACCAGGTAATGGAACAGCATTAGCAGCACCTTGTTCAGCTTATACATTCCCTAATTATTACACTTTATTATTACAAAAATCGAGTGGAGTATCAGGACAAAAAATAACTGTTATAGATAGTAATGGAGCGAGTCAATGTCAAACATTCGGAAGTGGAACAGCAGAACTTGTATTCACAAATGTTTATATGAGTTGTACCAATCATATTACAATTGACGCTGAAGATGGTACTTGTTAAACGAAAAAAATATATTTAATAATATGAGTTGTACAACATATACATACAATAATCCTTATGGTGGTAGTGGTTATATTTCAGGAACCACTTGTAATGGAATTGTGGGCGCTTACACATTAAACTTTGGAGATAGTATGTGTATGAATAACGATTTTCCATTGGTAGAATGCAATCTTCAATTAAGTGGAACTTGTACAATAGATATTGTGACACCTACTCCATCTTTGACTCCTACGCAAACCCCTACTGCCAATATTACTCCAAGTATTACTCCAACTAATACAATAACTCCTACTCACACTCCAACCCCTACCAATACTTCAACAATACAACCAACTCCTACTCCAACTCCACAAACAATATATGGTATTGGAACAGGATATAAAGTTGGAGCTACAGCTTGTGATAATCTTGGAAACACACCGATGATTTATTTAGATTCAACGGATTATGCAATATATCTTGCAAATGGTGATTGTTTATCAGATGGGGTAAGCAGTGTAGCAGTTATTAGAAATAGTGATGGTACTCCAATTACAGGAACATTCTATTTTGTATGGAGTGGTTTATCATGTTCTATAACAACCTTCAAATCAACAAATGGTTATTTGACGCAAAGACCAACTCAATGTTAAAATTAAAAATATGGCAGACGAAAAAGTAATACCTATTAAAGTTCAGGTAGAAAATAATTTACCAGAAGCAGAAGAAAAATTTGTTTCCTTAAGGAGACAGATAAGAGAAACGACTGTTGAATTACAAAAATTATCTGATGAAGGAAAGGCAGGAACAAAACAATTTGGTGATTTAACTCTGAAGTTATCGGAATTAAGAACTGAACAAGAACAAGTTTCAAATAAAACTCAAGGATTATTATCAACTTTTGGATTGTTGGGTGGTGAGATAGGTGATTTTGGAGATAAAGCAGAAGTAGGAGTACAAGCATTAAAAACATTATCTTCATTCACTTTACAAGATATCAAGAATCAATTTAATGTATTAGCACAAGAAGTTGGTGGATTCTTAACAAAAATATCTGACGCTACTGGAATTACCAAAATTTATACAGTTACAAATGAAGCTTTATCAAAATCATTTGTTGCGGTGGGAGTTGGTGAAGAAGCAGCGGCAGTTGGAGCAAAAGCACTTTCTGCTGCTTTAATTGCTACAGGTATTGGAGCTTTGGTTGTAGGTTTAGGATTAGCATATGACGCATTAAAAGAATTAGTCACAGGAGAAGAAGCTGCAAAGATTGCAACAGAAGAAGCAAATAAAGCCTTGAAAGAACAATCAGAATTATTAGGTTTAGATTTAGCTGACGCTGCGAGAAGACAAAAGAAATATTTGTCTGACTTGAAAGCAAGTGGTGCTGATGAAAGAACAATTAGAGAACAAAAAGTAAAAGATACCAAAGAAAATTTAGAAATCACCCAAAAAGCTTTAGAAGAAAATGCTGCACTTCAAAATAAAATAATGAAGAGTGGCAATGGTGATTTGGCTAAAGCTCAAGAAGAAGGATTGAAATTAGAACAAAAAATTAAGGATTATAAAGCTGATATCTATGCTCAAAATAATGAAAATATAGCAGCTTCAAATAAAGAAGCTGAAAGAAGAACGAAAGAAGCAAATCAAAAGGCAGAACAAGAAGCAAAACGAAATGCAGCCGAGTTAAAAAGGATTAAGGAAGAATTAAGAAAATATGATGAATCAGCAAGAGAAATAAGTATGAATGAATTTGATAAGCAATTATCAAAAGAAAAAGAAAACTATGATAAACTATTAGCTGAAGCGAAAAAATTTGGATTAGATACAACTCAACTTACAAAAGATTATCAAGCTAAAGTAAAAGCAATTGAAGATAAAAGACAAGAAGACCATCTCAAAAGAACAATTGAATTCAACACTAAAGAACTTGAAGAAGAGATTAAACATATTGAATTAACTGCTACAAATGAACAAGAAAAGTTAGTTAGAGTTGAAGAGAAGAAAGATGCTATTGCTAAAATAAAAAGAGACAAAGAAAAAAATGATGCATTAAAAGATTTGAATGATAATTTAATCACAAAAGAAGAATATAATAAATTATTGTTATTAGCAGATGAAGAATATGATGATGCATTATTGGCCAACAAAGAAGCTACTAATAAAAAATTAGATGCGATTAGAGAAAAAAGAAATCAATTTGATTTTGCAACAGAAGATTTAGAGTTAAAAAATGAAATGAAAGCTTTAGATAATCAACTAAAGGCAAAGAGTAAATCAATTCAAGCAGCAGCTGATAAAGAAATAGATATTCTTAAAAAGAAAAATGCTATTCTGAATCAAGAAACAAACAATCAGTATAAAAAAGATAAAGATGCATTAGACAAACAACTTAATAATAAAGAAATTGACCAAGCTGAATATGATAGAAGATTGATTGCACTTAAAAAGGCAACAGATTTAGCAATTCAGGGTAATAATACAAATACTCAAAATGCTATTGTAGAAGTAGATAAAAAATCAGCAGATGCAAGATTGAATATTGCTGGTACCTATGCAAGAGCTTTATCAGGTATTGGTGATTTAATTTCCGCCCAAGCTGGTAAAGATAAAGAAGCACAGAAAAAAGGATTGTTGATTTCTAAAATTGGAGCGGTAGCAGGAATTGCTATTGATACAGCAAAGAATGTGGCAAAAGATGGTGGTTGGTTATCTCCTTTAGGTATTGCTGAAGGACTATTAGGTGCATTAGGAATAATTGGGGCTATACAATCTTACGAACAAGGTTTATCTCAAATTGATAGTGTAGATACTGGTGGGGGTTCTTCAACATCTTCTGCAGCAGCACCTATTACAGTTCAAGGACACGCAAGAGGTGGGTTCATAGATGGACCAGGAACATCAAAATCAGACTCAATACCAGCTTATCTTTCTAAAGGTGAATATGTTGTTAATGCGAATGCAACACGAGCATTTGCCCCACTATTAAACACAATGAATGCTTATGGAAATACTCCAAGAGCAAACTTTGCGATGGGTGGTCCAACATCTCCTTCAGATATGCAAGCACAATCTTTGATAAGTGCAATCAACGATAACTTATCAAGACCAATCAAAACTTATGTTACTTCACAAGATATGTCTAACCAACAACAATTTCATAGAACAATTAAATCCCGTTCTTTGATATAAAAAGTGGAATAAATTAAAATACTTTATATTTAATATCATATGGCTCATACTCCTATAGTTGAACTTTTTATTGACGATGAATATGATGAAAGCGGAATTGATGCAATTTCATTAGTTTCGCATCCAGCACATGAAGAAGGTTGGAAAGCATTCAATTCTCAAAAACCAAATGAATTCGATACAGAAGAACCATTATCACCTTATAAAATAGTTGATGAGGACTTTTGTAATCATAATCCAAAGCTTAAGATTGTAGGTGAAGAATATTCCAAACTTATTGAAGATGGGTGGGAAGTTGTTAGAGTTGAAAAGATTACCCCAACTATGGTTCAGAAAATGAATCAAGAAGCATTTTCAAATCCAAATATTCATTCTGAATTAGATAATGGTGAGACAAGAATTAGATTTAAGTATGTAGGTCCAAGAGATGAGAAGAACAGACAATTTTGTGCTGATATGATGTCTTTGAATAGAGTTTATACAACAGAAGATATTGATGAATTAACAAGTGAAATGGCTAATGAAGAATTTGGATATTATTCAATCTTTTTATGGAGAGGTTCATTCAACTGCAGACATACTTGGGTTAGATTAGTTTATAAAAAGGAAGGACATATCAGAAATTCAACAAGTTCAACAAAAGGACTTATTGCAGAAGAAGGATTGGGACCAATGCTTCAACCTGACACAAGAACAGGAGATACAATTAGAGCCGCAGATAGAGGTACAAGAAAAAATGGTAAGCCAAGTGAACAATGGCATCCAGGTCAACCAAGACAAGGAGAAGTATTTTCTGAAGAAAAATTAGATATTGAACCAAATCCATGTTGGGAAGGATATGAACCAATAGGATTAAAAGATGATGGCTCACCAAATTGTGTTCCAATTAAGATGAGTGAAAATGACTTTGCTGAATCAATTTCAGATTATCCAGAAGGTGTTAAGAATGCTGCAAAGAAAGCATTAGCTTATGCTGAAAAGAATGGATGGGGAAGTTGTGGAACATCTGTTGGAAAACAAAGAGCTAATCAATTAGCAAAAGGTGAATCAATCTCAATAGATACAGTTAAAAGAATGTATTCATATCTTTCAAGACATAAGTCAGATTTAACTTCTTCAAAAAGTTATGATGATGGATGTGGAAAGTTAATGTACGATTCTTGGGGTGGAGAGCCAGCACTTAAATGGGCTGAAAGAAAGTTAGCTCAAATTGAAAAGATGAGTTTTAGCAAAACAAAGATGGTATTTGGATTTGATGAAGATAAAAAAGTTATTGTTGGAGCAGCAATGGTTCCAAACAAAATGATTATTAGATATGACGCATTAAATCAACCTTATTATGTATTCTTCTCAAAAGAATCAATTAAGAAAATGGCTGATAAGTTCTTGAGACAAAAAAGAACTGATGAAACTTCAATAGAACATGATGGTAAAAAATTAGGTTCAGATAAAGTTTATATTACAGAATCGTGGGTATCAGCTGACCCAGTATTAGATAAATCACACGCATTTGGATTTGAACTTCCAGCAGGAACATGGTTTGTATCTATGAAAGTAGATGACCCGAATGTATGGAAAATGATAAAGGATAAATCCTTGACAGGGTTTTCAGTTGAAGGACTATTCGCTGAAAAATCTGTGTTCTCCAAAGAGGACAAACAAATAAACAAAATAGTGAAAATACTAAAATCAATTACAGATGAACAGTAAAGAAGCAGTAAAAAAGATTATGGAAGTTTTAGGAATTAAATCACAAGCATTCTATGAGGCAAAAACAGACCAAGGTTTGAAGATGTCTATGGAAGGTGATTTACAAATAGGCTCCCCAATCTATGTAGCTACTGACGAAGGAATGATTCCAGCACCAGCGGGAACTCACAAACTTGAAGATGGTACTTCTATTGATGTAGATGATGAAGGCAAAGTTTCAAAGATAAAAATGGATTCAACTGAACCTACGGGTGAGGAAACTGATGATGCGGCTAAAGACCAAAAGCAAAAACAGGAAACTATTAAAGATGAAACAATGGCTGAATCTACACCTGATAAAGTTATCGACAAGATGGATGGGGATATTGAATTGGCAGATGGCACTATCTTGAGAGCAGGTAGATTACCAGTTGAACCTGGAGTACAAATCAAAAAGGTTTTGTATGATAGTTCAACATCAGCAATGAGTGATGGTGATTACTTGATGAAAGATGGTAGAACAATATCAATTGTAGGTGGTGAAGTTAAAGGAATCAAATCGGCACAAGCTAAAAAAGAAGAAGCTGGCAAATTCACAGAAGCAAAAACAGCAGATGGAACAATGGTTTCATCAACAACATTTGCTGTTGGGGACGACATTACAATGATTGGGGATGATGGTTCTGAAGAACCAGCACCTGATGGAGTATATGATGTCCAAATGACTGATGGAGATGGTAATACCGTATCAATTACAGTAACAGCAAAAGACGGAAAGATTGTAGAAAGAGAAGACGAACAAGACATGGATGACATGGCTCCGATGCCTTCAATGGATACAACTATGATGTCTGAATTCACAATTGCATTCAAAGAAGCATTTCAAAAGTTTGAAACAAAACTTGATGAGATTGCCAAGAAGCAAGCGGAAATGGAAGTGAAGTTTTCCAAATTTTCTAAAGAACCAGCTGGTTCAAGAATAACAAAAAATTCAACAATAAACGAAACTCCTAAATCTCACCTTACTTCAAAGTATGAAGGATTTAGAAAGTTAAGAGAGGATATTTTATCCAATAACTAAAAATAAAAACAATAAAACAATGTCTAAAAATTTATCAAAATTAAATTTTTCTTATGACTTGGGTGGATTGAAAACATATGTTGACGCTTTGAATAGTGATATCATCAGCGAAGCAGTGTTAACTCCAGTTACAATGTCGTATGTAAATGTGATTCCTGGTATTAAAGGAACACAAAACGTGAACTTATTAAGTGAAACACTTTCAGTTCAAACAGGTACAACTTGTGGATGGAATAACGCAGGTCAAGTTACTTTCACAACTGCATCTTTAGCAGTACAAGCATTAAAGGTTAACCAATCTTTATGTTTACAACAATTAAACACTCTATGGTTAGGTCAATATTTGAACGCAGGTTCTTATAACGAAAATGCACCATTTGAGCAAGCAATTGTAGATTTACAAACAAAGCAAATCAAAAGAGATAACGA